CCCTCTTAACGACGTTAATAACCTCCGCATATACTAATATATGCAGATGATCTTACATTTTAAAATGACTCTCTCTTTTAGTTTCAGCAAAAATTTCTAAACTTTCATCACTTTTTCTACTATGTTCCATTATACAAAGTATGCACAAATTATAATCTAACATCTTATCTGTTGCACCTTCGCTGGCGAATTCAGCCCCACATCGTTGGCATTTCATCTAATTCCCAACTTCTTATCCAGCATTAACCGGTCCACTTCTTCCACTTCTATATCCTTATCTAACATTTCAGCATATAGTATCTCATCAGACTGCCCACTGCTTAAAAAGCCATCATATTGGATAAATACGCAGGTGTCTGCCCTCTCTATCATCTGATAACACTCATACATTATAGCATCTCTCATATCGTCTGTATCGAAGTATGAGAAGCTGTGTAAAGGTGATAGGATTAATGCTTCTGGATTAACTTCTCTAATCTCTTTAGCTATAAAATCAACTCTCAACTTATTAATTTTTGGATCATCAGCAAAAGGATGAGATAAGAAAATTAATTCATAACCTCTCATTTCTTTTTTAATGTCATCATAATCTATCATTTCCAATATTTTATCATTATTAATATCTAAATCATCGTTTTGATGAATATCATCTAGGTTTTTCATTTTCCTTGATTGTAACTCTGGCATTTCTAAAATTTCTTCTACTTTTAAACATTCTCCATTGCAATGGTCACACATTTCATCATCCCCTAATAGTTTTCTACCTTGTATTCTCTACTTAAGTTATAATCATATTTGCCATTTTTGAAGTTAACTATACCATAACCATACTCCCACTTGTTACCTTTAGCATCTTTGTTGCGGAATTCTACATCCTTATCTTCTATACAACCAAACTCATAGCCGTATCTGCCAAATGCTTCAGCATTGCCTAACCTGTGAGTGTGCCCTATACCAACAGCTTCAAAGTTAGCAAACTCTTTCTCGTGCCTGCGTTTGATAAGATGCTTAATGACATTCTCAACTGATCGCATAGTTACTTTTGAGTATCTGGAAGGGTGCGCAAATACAAAATCACCAAGCTGCATAAACCAATGATTAACATATTCCACATTGTCAAAATATCTAACTATTTCGGTAAGTGGTTTGTGCTTCTCCATTAAGAATCCGTTAAATCCAGTTACAATTTTATTCTTAAAGTATCTAGTCAATCTGTATTCGTGATTTCCGTTAATGATGTAAACTTTCTCAAATATACTTGCCAACTTATTCATTATCTTATAACCCATTTTGTATTCATCGCTAACATCTATATTTTTGGATTGCCCGTAGAATGAAATGGAATCATAATCTAAATAATCACCAGCAATAACTAATATATCTGCATCTTGATGCTGGTGAATAATAGCTTCCAACACATTAATATTAGCTTTAGGAATGTGCAAATCATTAATAACCAACACTTTAACTTCTTTGTTGCCATAATCTTTTTCAAATTGTTTCATAACCTGCTTAATATGTTCTTTTTCTTCTTTATATACAGAGTCTAAATCCTCATCATATAAGTCTGCAAATATACCCTTGCCTCGCTTATTAGGAATATAATCTATAATAGGACTTCTTCTTATTCTATTTCTGGTAGAGTCTAATGTAAACTCTTTAACTTCTCCGTATTCTTCGTTTAAAACTTCATTAATTGCTGAATAATTGTTGCCATACTTGTCATATAAATCAGCTAATTTCTTTTCTACCTTAGGATGGTCATCCCATCTAAACATATATTACCCCTCTCTAAATTATGTCTTTCCAAAAATAAATTAATCCGCCAATTATAATATATAACCAACTTATTAAAGTGTTAATTATTGCCAAAGGAATTGCCGATTTAGGCATTTGGTAATCCCTAACACTATTTTTAGCATCTTTATAATGTAAACTAAAAAGTATAACATTATGAATAACACCTAACAAATAAACAACAATTAAAATGTTAATTAACATATATTACCCCTCTCTATAAAACTGTGCCTATAATCTGCCAACTGTCATTAATTTTTGTATAAATGTGAATTGCACCATAACTTTCAACTTGTTCAGTTTTAAGCCAACCATTGTAATACCCTTGTAAGTGCTCTGGAAAGTTTCTTTTAATATATTGAATAACATTATAATCATCTCGCTGATAATCATACATATTGTAGACTCCTTAAAGTGGTATTATTAGCAGGACAGCCAATTTGTAAAGATTTACTCTTATCAATTTGCCGCCCTGCTGAAAGGGGGAATAAAATGAAAAGTTTACATAACTATTCACTCTATATCTTTATTATACACCATAAACCCCAAATTATCAAGCTAAAACTGCAATCAAACTGCAATCATTTCAAATTTATTAATTAATTTTTCATAAGCATCTAATTTAATCGTAAAATAGCTTCTCTCTGATTTTTCCCATTCCTCCATTTCGATTATTTCATTATCTGGTACACTACCTGGTGTCCACTTACGCAAATAAGGCTCTAATTCCAGATTATACAGCTGTGTAATAATAAATAACTCATCATCATTTAAGGTTATTAACATTTTATCAACAGTATCCACAAAGTTTTTCTTCTGCTGCAAGTTGACTTCTTTATCTTTGAAAATATCATCAAACTTTTCATAAATTGTAATGTAATCACAATAGTTAATATATTGCTTTAATACTTTATCGACCAATTTCTTATCCATCATAATCCCTTCTTCCACATTTTTTCGCACAACTTTATGTTCTCTATCGGATCAAGTCTATCCTCACACTTCTCGCAGTCTAAACTATCAACTCTATCATCCTTAACATTGCACCACTCCACACTATGCTTAAAATAGATATTAGCACACCTTTTGTGGCTTGTAATTGATTTGTGGAAGTGGCACAACCCTTTGTTAGTGGTTAAGTTGTCGCAACTGTTTGTTGTGCACTCTGTGTAATTATTCATACACTATTTCTGTAATGGTTTCTGGAAAAACTAAATCAACAGCACCTTTTATTTTTCCATCCAACAACCTAACAACATATATTTTGCTTTCTCTTTCTTCATCATAATGCACACCAATTACTTCGTGTTCAGCTTTCCCTTTTTGTCTAAACTTATCCCCAACTTCTAATTCATCTGGCTTTTTGAGTGGCGATAGCTTGTCTTCTTTAACAACTGCCACTCTATGGTACCCTTTTTTTATAAAGGAAATTCCATATTTATTCCAATCAACATCATCTTTCTTGTCAGCTATACCCCAAATTTCAGCTTTATAATGAGTTCCGTCATAATATCTAAAATCTACAGGTTCACCAACTTCAAACTTATTAGCTGGTTTAGGATTTTTTGATACTGGTCTAAACAAATTCAAATCATACCAATATTCATCATTAGTTTCTTCTAATTTAACATCTTCTCCTCTTAACGCTTTTACAGTGTAAATAGAATTTTTTCTAACATTATTGTGGTTTTCCCAAAACCTTTCAACTTTCATTCCAACCTTACAATTTTCTGGTTTCATTATTTTTCCTCCTTTATCTTAATATCAGAAGCTATACCCCAATCAGCTTTCATTTATATCTATTTTAGTTGCACCAATTATTGAATAAACACCAGTTACTAAATATAATATATTTCTAATTATATCGTATTTTATTAATTCCCAAAAAGCAACTCCAACTAATGCCACTCCAGCAAAAATTAATAACCAAAAGAATATTAAATTAAATATCCGCTTTTCTTTCATTTAATCTTTCCTCCAATCTATTTATTTTTCCTTCATAATGTTTAGTTATTTCTTCTTCAGCAACTTCGCCGTAGAATTCTACCATTTGTTCAATCATAATTTGCACATCTGCTATTTCTTCATACATAGCATTTGGATTGCCTGTTCTATGCAATTTTGATACAGCTTGTATTAACTCTGCACACTCTTCCATTAACATTATTGATTGAGCGTTAAATCCCCACTTTTGTAATGCTTTATTATATATTTGCTTTCTTTTCATTGTTATCCTCCTTAGCTGCATAAGCTATAATTGAATAACCTGCAATATCTTTATTAGGGTCTTCATCCATCAAGTCACCTTTAGGATTGCTAAATATCCTCGCTTGCTTATCTATTACCCTTGCCTGCCTTGCTATAACATCTATCATTTCTTCTGGTATAGTGTATGTTCCATCATTATTGCTGTAAGGTTCTAGAAACACCTTTAATATGCGTTCTGTGTTGTTGATGCTATTTCCATACGCTTGGTTTTTCCTATCGACTAAACTTCCTATTTGAATAGCTATTTTTTCATATTTTCCTTTTTGTTGGTTCATTTATTCCCTCCTCCGATAATTTAACATCTATATCTTCCGCTAAACTAATCGCATAATCATAAATAAACATATTACCAGTTTGGTCTGCAATAAAGCTAGAAACTAAAAACATAAATCTTAATTTAAGTATTGTCATTATCTTCCCTCCAATGATGCAAACAAGTATAAGCTATTGCTATTGCGTCAGCTTCATCTTTCTGTACATTTTCAATGCCATACTTGCTGCACACTAATTGATTAATATCATCTTTGCTGGCTCTACCATCTCCTGTAAATATCTTTTTAATATGAGCCGGTGCATATCCTCCTATTTCAACCTTGCCGTTCATCAGCATTACAGTTCTGTATATTCCTAAAAAGTTTGATGTGCTTCTCAAAGTCTTTCTATTAGGACCATAAGGTTTTTCAAATCCAAAGTAATCAAAATCTTTCTCACATAACTCATTAAAAAATTTGATGACATTTGTATCTCTATCTGTGCCAGTTTTCTTAAATATAAAATCACCGCTATCTATCAACTTATCATTTTCTGATATTATCGCCCACCCACAATGATTGCTTGTAGTTATGCCCGGATCAATCGATAGTATATTCAATTAATCACCCTTTTAAATTGAGAAGCAAGGCAATGTCTAACTGCTAGCCTCACAGTACCTCACTTCTCTGTCGGCTAAAAATCTAATAAAAATTAAATGTCGGTATTTAGTCTAATTAAAAACTATCATTAAAATCATCAAAGTCGTCAATTACTTCATTTGAATCTCGTTGAGTATCTTTAGCAAAATCTAAAAATCTAACATTATCAGCATTCACTTCTGGATTAATATATTTTCTGCCATCACTTTCTGACTTTCTAATTTGCAATTGACCATCAATGCCAACTAATCTTCCTTTTCCTAAATGTTTGGCACAATTTTCGGCAAGTCCTCTCCAAGTTACAATATTAATGAAATCTGTGTCAGTTTCGCCATTCTTTTTAGTATAATTTCTATCAACTGCAATTGTGAAGTTGCAAACTGGTGTGCCTGAATTAGTCATTCTCAATTCTGGATTCCTTGTCAACCTTCCAATTAATACAATTCTATTTAACATTTAACCACTCCTTAATTATTTGATAACCACTCTATATACTCATCAATAGTTTCAAAAACAAATACATCTAATCTATTAAAATGATTAATTGCATCATCAATTAAACCTGTTATATTATGATTCGAACCATTAAACCATACATCACCTTGAAGTCTAACAAAAGCAAAAGCATCTTCCTCAAAATCAACTTTAGAAAGTTTATAAATATCTCCACTTTCATCTTTGATAGCAATAATATAACAATTTTCTTTAAATATTCTACCTGCTGTTACTGAATCAACATTTCTTCTAGTAGTTACTTTTAACATTTAATCCCCTCCTATTATCTAACTGGACAAATACCACTTTCACAGCCTTCTCCTAAATCCCTCTCAACATCATCTGGATTTAAATTTACATCTACACTAACATTATTTTCAATTTTAGTATTTTTGACAATAACTTCTTCGCTTTTGTTAGCCACTACACCTTTGCTGTTCTGATATTTGCCATTGTACTCTTGTTCAACTGGACTGCTCAACTTATACAATACCAACTGTGCTATTCTTGCACCTTCTTTTAACTGAATAACATTGTCGCTGTTATTAACTATCTCAAGTGTTATATTCCCCTTAAATCCAGCGTCTATCCATCCAGCAGTCAAATGTACCTCTAAGCCCATTCGTGCGATAGATGACCTTCCTGTGACTTCTCCAACTAAGTGTGCTGGAATGTTAACCCATTCTGCTGTACTTGCTAATACAAAATCATTTGGCTGTAATTTGTAATCTTCTACTGCCACCTCAAAAGTTTTGACTTCTTCATGTACTGTATATTCCCTGCCACTTGTGGGGATAAGTAGTTTATCCCCTAAAGTTAAATCTAAGCTGCAAGGTTGCAAATTACTTTTTATAAAAGGTTCAACTATACTATGTTCAACGACTTCTGCTTTGAAATCTTTATCTGATAATATCAAATTTTATCCTCCCTCTCTGCTCTCTCGTCTACCCACACAAAACACATTTCATGCATACCGTCAATTTCTTTTTCATCCGGCTTGATTTCTTGTTTGCACTTTTTGCATTTATTCATTCCACATAACCTCTGCAATTGCCCCTAAATTATGAACAACACATTCTTCAGTATCTTTGTCAAACCAAGCACAATTTTCTTTTTCACATTTATACTCTTTATTATTAGTAATATTATCAGCATTTATATTTTTATTATTAAACTTCAAAGGACATATTATCATTTTATAACCCCTTTCTAATTTTAAGCAACCATTCAGCTGGCTTGTCAGTTAACTTTTCCATTGCTTCAAAAAACTTGATTACAAAATTAGGCAGCTTTTTAGGATATCGCTTGCTGGTGATAGCTTGGTATTGGTCGGGATAGTCAGTTTTTAATTCTTCTTCAATGGAAACTTTCAACACTTTCATCACCTCCTAATTATATTATATAGCACATATTCCAATAAGTCAAGCTATTTTAATAATTATTTTCTCAATATTTCAATTTTATTTTTCATTCCCATATCCAACTCATAACCATCCTCCCAACGAACAATATCTTTGTAGAAATACATCTTGCAGACACCTGTCCCCGATGTTCTTCCTTTCTCCTGTATCATCTCGCCTAATACTCTATTCCCTCTAGTTTTGTTCTGTTTTTCAATAGACTTTTCTTCTAAATAATCCGGTCTGTGCAACAACCATATTTCATCAGCTGTTTCCTCAATTTCACCGCCACCTCTCATATCGCTCATTTGTGGTCGCTTGCCTTCTTTGTGATTACTTCTTGTCAACTGCGAAACTAGAATAATC